CGTTCCTGTAATTCACCATGTTCTTCATATCGTGTAAGAAGTCTTTTTAGATATTTAAATCTATTTAAGTCCTGTTTGAACTCTTCTACATCCGTACATTCCGGATTATTATAATATTGAGCTGCAAAAAGTTTAAAATTCTTACTATTCAGTTCATCAAATATTTTCATCATATAACTATATATACCGAATTGGTATAATGTTAATCTGTTTCTTTATCAGCTTCGTAATTTTTATCTACGTAATCAAAGAATTCTTTTTTCTTGTCGCCTTCTAATTCAGATGGTGATTTTACGCCAAACTTTTTAAGTGCTTTTTGAAAGAATGCTTGGTATTTCTTTTGCTTTTCAGACTCTTCTTCCATGTCTTCTTCGTCTTCATCTTCATCATCGATTTCAACTTCGACTTCGACTTTCTCGTCTTTCTTAGCTTCTTTTACAACTGTACCGTCTTCTTTTTCTCCAGATTTTTTAACAACATGCTTATCTTTAAAATCTTTTTCACCTTTGGCTCTTGGCTCTTCAACCTCGTTTACTTCTGGCTTTTCATGTACATATCCTTTTTTGGCATAAGATTCGTGTTCAGCCTTATCTTTGACTTCTACTTCTTCGCCATTTTCTGGATGATACATTTTATGAGGATATTTTACTTCCTCTTTTTTAACAGCTTTACCTTCTAACACGTCTTTAACTGTTGCTGCAATGCTGTTTGTAATTTCATCGTTAAATTTCATTTATTTCTCCGTTAACTAATATGTGCTATGTATTCCCATGTGATTGCTGACACTAAGCCAACCACGACAATCCAAAACACTTTATTTATTATATTGACCGTGCTAGCATTGCTGTTAACTAAAAGCTCAACTCGATCTATTCTATTTATAAGATTTTGTACTTGTTCTGATTGCTGTTTGTTAAAATCAGTCAGAGTAGTAATCTTTTCTTCAGCTCTAGCAAGAGCAACAATAGCTTCTGCCATTTGATCTAGCTTTTCTTCAATCCTATCTAGTCTTTGTGATTGTACAGTATAAACCTGCATATCTTCTTTATCCATCTTTCCTTATAATCCTACATCTGAGGTTATTAAAACCTTTTATTAATCGATGATATTCTCCTTTTGGTATATCAAATATCATACCTGGTTTAATATGATAAGGTAAACAATTTTCATATTGAAATTGCCAACCTTCACCTTCGAGAATTTCTAGTTCTCGATCTTCACCATCGCGATGCCATACATATTCATCGTCACTTCGATTAATATCGAATTCTCTTATTTCTCCGTCTACATCATATTCTGACATAAATGGAAAATCAATTCTACCAGAAATAGTTTCCGCCACCTTTAATTCCTAAATCTTTAGCATATTTCGGTAATCTACATGCCCAATAACCCGCTTTCATTTTATCATTCTTTGTATCACAATTGTGTCGTGAAGCAAAATTGCGGGCAGCTTCACGATCATTAATTTTAGCAGTTAGTCCACCTTTTTTATCACCAAAATTAATTTTCTTTACATTACCAGTTGATGGATCTCTTACATATACAACAAATTTTGTAGGACCAGCAGATCGTTTTGGTTTATTCAATTCAGGTTCTTCAAGCATTGGTTGTTCTAAAGGTACATATGTACCTTCATATAGACCAAATCTTTCTTGTACATGTTCTAAAAAACTATCCACCGAATTCGTGTCCTGCTACTCTTTTCATTTGTTTTTTATATTCATCAAAGCTTGGCTTTGACTTGTATAATTTAATAGAGATTTCATCTCTTTCTTTACCTTTTATACGCCAGTTATAACCCTGTTCCTTATGTTCCGGATCAGTGGTTTTCACAACTCTTCGTTTGTAACCCTGCTCCCAGGTTTCACCTTTGTATTTACCTTCACCTTCTAAAAAAAGTTTAAAGCCTTTCATTAGAAATCCATATCTTTAAAATGTTTTAATGCATCCTTTTTAGCTTTTTCTGCATTCTTTGCATTAATCTTTTCGACTGATTTACGAATCATATCTAATCTTTTCTTAAGCTGAGCCGCTGTTAATTTTTCTTTTACAGTATCTTTTTTATAATCAGTTGAAGCAGTATCGTTACCATAGTCTTGAGACTTACGAGTCTTCATACGTCTATATGCTATTTGTGAATCTTTTTCCATTCCTGGATTTGTTACTAAAAAATCTTTAAAATCTATCATTTCTTTAAATCGTACCTATATGTACGTCCGTCTTTTTGTTTTGTTTTTGATATACCATATCCTGCAACTTTTGCAATCATTTGTAGTTTAGGCCAACCTTTTTCTAATTGTTTTTTACTAATTAAGTCACTAAAGTCTTTTTCAAGTTTTGTCAAAATAGATTTCACAATATCCATATCATTCATTACCAATGGTGCTTCGTCTACTTGTCTAAACTCTTTAAACTTTTTCATTGTTTGCCTTGATCTACTTTGTTTTGTAAAAAATCAGTTGCAGTATCTAAATAATCTGCAGCTTTTACTAATTTGTTTACCCACCATGATGGATATTCTGAATCGGGTTTAATCTGTGCTAATAACTGTTCAGCATTTCTTTTTAAAGATGTTAATTGATTCTTTACGTTTGCAGAATCAACATGGCCATCTTCAGCGATTCGTTGTCTGTATGCTTCTTCTAAATTCATAGCTCAAACTCCTAGTTAAATTTAATATTTAACCTTTTTGCGTGTTTATTCATTATATCCTTAATGGATTTGTTTTTATTTTTAGGATCTGCAAAATCGTCAGCAAGTTCATCATCTGATAGATATTTCATATCTAATTCAGCTGCAAATTTTTGTCCTTGAGGTGAACCTACTTTAGTACTACCTTTTACAGATTTTACTAATTTACGCATACCATCAATAGCTTTTTCTCTTTTGTTAGGATCTCTATCCTTAACACCAATAGCCATTGTACCTTCTTCCACTGATTCATTCGCTTGTCTTAAAGCATCTTTAACAATAGGATCATCTGCTAATCCACGTTTCATTGCTTCAATTTTCTTATAAGCTCCTGTCATATTACCACCCATATCAAGAGCAATCTTGACAGCAGCAGCAACTAATGCAGGTGGAAATTTGCTGCGATATTTTTCTCTAATTTCTTTAAAATTTTTCATAGTTATCCTACTTGTTTTGCGAGATCAGCATCAGCCTTTCCCCACGTTCCTGATGATTTAGTTACAAATGAATTGACTCTTGCCAATCCCCATTGGACTGCAGTTGTTCCAGGCCTATGTCCTGTTCTCCATGCTGCGACTCCTCTATTAAAAACTTTCTTTAATATACCTAATGGCATACCTGATTTATCAGCTTTCTTTTTCAAAGCTGCATCTGTATTCTTTTCTTCGACCATAAAGTCTTCAAAGGTAAGATGTTCTGCCATCTCTCCATATATTTGTTTAAATTTCTTTGTATGTTGAGATGGTTTTGTTTTTGCGGATTTATCTCCAGGAGCAGGTTTATATGCTGCTGGATTATCATCATCCATTTTTGCTTGTTTAGCAAATTGAGCGGCTCTTTTTTGTTTAGTACTTTTAGCCATCTTTTTACCTTCAGCGTCTTTTGCATAATATCCTTTTGGTTGAACACCCTTTCTTTTACCAATATCAGGATCTTCCTTTTCACCTAAGTTTTTTGGCTGTCCTGGAGTATCTTTTAAGTATCTCATAAGACCTTTTATTGTACCCCAGTCTCCAGCGCCACCTTCTTCAAATAATTCAACAGCATCTAACCAGCATCTTTTCTTGACTGACTCGGCCTCAACCATGACATAATTACTACCACAAACAATTATTTCTCCTAGCTCGTTTGTTTCTTTAATCTTTACAATATCTCCAACCTTAAAGAGGCTTCCTTCAATATAATCTTCTCTTGTTTCAGATACTGGTGGAAGTTCTACATGTTTACGAAAGCTGTGAGATTCTTTAAGTCCCATACCTTTACGAACAGCATTGAATAAGTCGGTTGGACTAAAATTCGATGGGAGCCCTTTTGAAAATAAATTCAAATCATTTTGTTGAGCGGCGGCTCGCATCTTGGAAGCTGACATACCAGTTGCTCCTTCTGCATCTGGATCTCTCTCCCCTGCACTTACTACATTAATAGCACCTTCGAAATTATAAAATCCGTGTCTTGATTTTACTCCATTATATTTGTTTAGAAGTATATCAAATTCTTTAACACGATCGCTTCCAGCTACCATCGTAATTTTGGTAAAGCCTTGATCGTAAAGTTTTACTACCACATCGAGTACATTACGAACATCTTTATCAGCCATTACATTACGTGCATGCTTAGGAAACATTTTTCTAAGGAATTTTATTTTATCTTTAAATTCGAGAGGGTTTGATTTTGGATCGTTAGATTTTGATCCATAGATTCTATATGGCCCAGAACGGGCTTGTGTTTTTAACTTATCAAAGAGTTTTTCATGTCCAATCGTTGGAGGATTGAATCTTCCAAACACGAATGAAATTTCTTTTGTATCTTCAGTTAAAAAATCACTGAATGATTTAATTGACATTTATATCCTCGGTTACCCATTAGCCTGGATTATCCCAGCCTTTTATAATATCTTTGCTGAAGTTATTAGTTGAGAATTCCATACGATCAACTAATTTAACAGCACCACCTTCCATACGATCTATAGCCACAAAGCCTTCAACGCCGGTGACTCTAAATCCGGATGTTGTTTTTACGAACGTCCCTATTTTTGAGAGTTTGTTTAGTTTATTTATAATAATTAATTTGCTATCTATGACTAAATTCTGTAAATCAAATATACTTTTTAAGTTTTTAAGGTTCTTTTTATCAAAAAACTTTAATAATTCATCACGTTTTTGTATTTGTACATCTTTTCCTTTTTGCGATGTTCTTTTTCCAATCTCTTTTGCATATCTATCTGTAACAAATTGTATTAAACCTTTTGCGTGTTTATTTGTATCAGTAATTCTTTGTCCTTGTCGTACCTTTGAATTATTATATACATTTAATACAAGGTTTAATTCTTTATTGGATTCAATTTCTTTTAATGTACTAGAAGCTATCTTTTGAAATATCTTTCCAGCATCTGATAACTTTTTAGATATAACCAAGCTATCATCTTTTGTTAATGTGGCTGTACCTGATAAATCTCTTAATGTTGCATCAACCATCCATACATCTTTTGATGGTTTTAATTTTGATACAATACTTTGTCCAAAAGATGCTGACATATTTTCAAATGATGAACCATTATATACTGTATGCCAAACAATACCAATCTTAGCTCTTTGTATTTCTTTGGCTAACGCCAAGGAAGTAGGAACAGCATACACGATAGTATTAGGGTGAAAACTAATATGTTCAACTCCATCTATTTTCTCCTTTTTGAGATCCGACGCATCAAACATAAAGTCACCTTGAATGACTCCCTTAATACCTAAATCTTTTAAATGATCGAATGCTAATATGAGTTTCTTTGTCAAATCGCCAGAAGTATCTGCTTTAATATCATCATGTGATTTATAAACTTTTGGATCTTTATTAAAGATTCCTTTTTTTGCTACAAAGAATTTACCATCTCTTGGATCAATTCCAGCAAATACGGCGGGGGCTCCGTCCCACTTGACAGTAACATCTATAGGTGCTTTTGTGTTACCGCTCAACATATCCCGCAGAGATCTGAGTGCTAGGATAGCCTGGCGAGCCCCCTTAACTCCGCCGTCTAAAATAAGATCCTCAATATGAGTCATATGAGTATTCTTACTTGCGGCTTCTGTTAAGTAGTTAGTTAAAGATTTCATTATTTTCCTGCCTTTACATATGCACTAGATTCTGATAATTCAGATCCAGCATAGTTAATAAAATTGGTCAGTGTATCATTTAATTTTCTACCACCTAATTTTTCTAACTGATATGCTACCATTGTAATAGCAAATTTAGATGATATCCATTGTCCATCTTTGTTCTTTAATTCTTTTTTAAATTCATCATAAGATACATTATTATAAAAATAATTAAAGTACATATAATATTCTTTTATTGCTCTTTCATCGCCCTTGGCCATTTTCTTAGCTTGTTTTACAATATATCCTGAATGTGGTTTTAATCCGTACTTACGACCATTTCTAATTAAATAGTCATGCATTATTCCCCAGGATAATCCACCACCTCTTGCTTTCTTTCCTTTTATTTCTGCTTTAATGTTACCAAATTGTTTATTGTCTTTGAACATTAACACACCACTATCAAACTTAAGAGATCCATTCTTAGCTGACCAATAACTTCCACCTTTTGTTTCTAATTCAAACCCAAGATACTTATAACTTTTAATTAATGATTTATCAATATTAAATTCTTTGATTGGAACATCTTTTGTCATTGGTCCTTTTAGTGATATACCAACTAATCTTCTATTTAAATAGTTTTCTAATATTGATCCATTTAATGCTGCTATATTTGAGCTATCTAAATCTTCAATATTAAATCCTTTGTCTATTGCCCATACATCGCCAGGATTCCACTTATCATCTTTTAATGATCCTAATCCCATATTTTTATATGCTTCATTTTTCTTAGCATATATTCTAATCATCTCTGCACTACCACGATGTATTGTCATACCTTTTTTAACATAACCTTTTTTGATTAATTCTTTTGAAATGTTATATGATGATAGCATCCATTCATCTGGCATATCGGATATTTCATCCCATTTAGCATCTACCTTTGAGAGTTTATGTGCATTCTTTAATATATCATTCGTAAAAAACTCTAAGGGTTGATTGTGGCCATGCTCTAACATAGCATGTATCATTACTGCATTATGTGATTCATTTCTTTTTGTGTCTTTTGAACCACTACCAGCACCACCGCCACCTCCTCCAAATACTTTTGATTTGGCTAATTGATTAGACATATAGGTACCGGCTTCTGTTTCTAAGGGAAAACCTTTAGTGCCGTAATGATTAGGATTCTTTTTAAAATTAGCAATGTGAATAAGTGCAGTCTCTATATCTGTTACGATAATAGAACCACCTTTTGCTAACTCTAATGGTTTCTTTTGTACGATTAATTGTTTGAGTATGTCAATACGAGGTTGACCAGTTTTTGAATTATTAGCATCTAATTGCGCAGGTGTCAATGCAACCGCTTCGCTAATAATGTTTTCTTCTAAGTATTGACTAAAGTTCATAAATAGATTCCTATGTTATATCTATTTATATAATTTTATGTCTTAAAAAATTTATTAGGTATTATATTTCCTTTGCTATCATAAGCAATTATACGTTGATCGTGTAAATGATCAATTGTACATTCTGCACCTAACTTAAGACCAATTTTATAAGCTTGATAAGATGAACCTATCATACATGTAATAAACACTATTGCTTCAATTATCATATTTCTATTCTTGTAAGATTGCTTTCTTGACCTTGTTGCTTTAAACCTACTTGAAACATAATAGCTTCTTTCAGTTTAGCAAAAGTATATTCAACCTTTTTAGTACCTTTGACAAAGGTAGTAACTTTATATGCTGGTAGTTTATCTTGTGTAGACATATACATCCCATTTTTTTGATTTACTTAATGGTATAAATTGATCATATGCTCTTGGATGGCGACCCTCAGCTCTTGCAACTGAAGCTCTTGGTCCTCTGCCTTGACATTTAACATAATATCTAGGTAGCTTTTGTGGTTCAATATTACTATAACCATTTTCATATCTATACTTGGAACTTTTTTCTTTCCAACTATTTTCTTTATTAATAATGCTTATTGTTTTACGAACTGTTTCTAGCTCAAGCATATCTCCTGCACACTCAGTATGTGCTGTCATTACATAATTTGCAGATCCTCTCATTAGTGACTCCTTAATTGTCCGTTTTTAAATACACCTTCAAAGAAGAATTGATTAAACCAATCTTCAATATCTTGATCAGCAAATTTGCCAGTGTTTGAATTAAGTGGTGTATTTCTTAACCACATGCTAGTCCAGGCTAATGATGTATTTCTATCATTGACTGGTTTCGTTGTTAAGAGCTCAAACTCTTTTGGTGTGATCTCTACTTCTTCTGGTATTGTTGTAGCAATATGTTCGAATTTAACTGTAAATTTATCCATTACTGTGGTCCCTCCGGTAATTCTTCAAATCTTTTGTTTACTAATTTTTCAATAACTTTATCTCTATCAGTTAAAGCTACTCTCATATCGAATGATTCACACATTCCTGGAAACATTCCACCTTCTAATTCTCTAAGAATACTACTTGTATTCATTTCAGACACATCATCGAAAAGTCTTTCGAGGATTTGTTCGTTTATATGATTTGACATTTTTTACTCCTTTATCATTAATTATAGTTCTATTATACTATAGCTCTATATAAATGTAAATAGCTAAAATGAAATTGTTACACAATTGTTACATTCCTGTAACATTCCTGTAACATAAAAAAGGGGAGTATGAAACTCCCCCATGATATTTCATTATAAAAGGTTCTTATTGAACTTCTGCCTTAACAAAAGTGTAGATACCATAGGCTAATGCTAGCCAAGCAACCCAATCTAATAGGCCGCCTAAGAGTAGGTAAGACAAAGAGACACCGACGATAACGCCGCCATCCCAAGATGTTCTTTCAGCCCATCTTGCATGTACCCAATCTTTTGCTACGTTTAAAATATCCATATATTTCTCCTTTATATTTTGAAGTCAGCGAATGTGTCTGGATTGTCACGAACGCCAAACTTATTAATCGGCTTATCTGGTGTCATGTCTGACATGATATCAGTTTGTGCCGACTCCTCTACATCATATAGTTTCATGCGGGAACGATCTATACCAATGACGAACCTTCGAAATTTGGTTGGATCGTTATATCTATTTTTCAATTGCTTTACCATTAATTGACCCAGTTCCTCAAGTTCCTCGGTTGAAATAAGAGCAAACATGAGATCGGCCGTTGCCGGTAAACCAAATGATTCAGATGTATCCTCTAGTCCTAAATCAGTATTAGAATATCCTGACCTGGTAGTCTGCGTTGCAGAGACTATTGGAACATTGAATTCTACAGCTAAACCACGGAGTTCTTCCGCAATGGCTTTTATATAGCTATAACTATTTATACTTCCACCCAGCCCGCGCATCCTACTAGAAGCACAAATATTTAAATAATCTATATAGATCATATCTGGACGAAAGTTCTTTTTGAGCTTTAATTCATTGAGTAAAGCTCGAAAATGACCTGTGTGAGCAGCACCTGTTGGATATTCTTTGATTATAAGTTTACCAATAGATGACCTAGCAATCTTTCCAATCTTATCATTAAATACATTTTGTGGTAATGATGATAATTGTTCAATTGGAAGATTCATCATGTTCGCATCGATTCTTTCAGCAATTCTTTCTTCTGCCATTTCCATTGTAATATACAGAACATTCTTTCCTTGCTCTAGAACTGATGCAGCACAATGACACATGAATAATGATTTACCCACGCCCGTACCCGCGAGCGCGATATTAAGTGTCTTATTAGGTAGACCACCTTTTGTTATTTTGTTAAAGTAATCAAGATCAAATGGTATACGATCTTCTTTCTTATTATAAAATTCAAAGCGTTCATCTGAGTTATCAATATAGTCGTGTCCTATTGCTTGATCAAAAGAAACTCCAAGAGCATCCGAAAGTATTTCAGGTATAGCACCTTCACTTCGTTCTTTGTCCTTTCCATCAATAATAGTAATAGAATCCATAATTGCATTATAGATTGCTTTTTCTCTACACCATTTTTCTGACTCTTGAATTAAATAATCTGTATCAACATCTGATTTAGAACTTATTTCAGATATAAGCCTTGATGCATTATTCAATACATCTTCTGGAGCATTTATCTTTCTTAATTCAAGTTCTAATACTTTTGATGTTGGTAGTTTATTATGTTTACTAACAAATTGAACTATAAGATCAAATACAGTTTTATGAGTACCTTCAAAATATTCTTTCTTTAAATAAGGTACGACTCTTCGACAATACTCTTCATTATTAAGTAGATGATTCAGTATGTGAGTCGGCAGTTGATTCGTTATTTCCAATTCCTATAACTCCTAAATTATTTTCTTTTGCATATTCTAAACTATCTGTTATTATATATTGCAATACAGCACCAAGGTAATTTTTAAATGATTCATCTTCATTAAGTTCATCAACATTAAAATCAGCTGGATCCTGTATTGTGTAATTAAATGAAAGAGTTGCTATGTCAAGTTCAGGGCTTTCTTTTACTCCTACTTGACCATAGACAACAATTACATCTTTCCACGTTCCAGTTTTTAGTTTAACACCATGAAAGACGCTATCTTCTTTTTCAACAATTGAATAATCGCTTTCTGTAATATTAAACATCTTCTGATTCAATATCTAAATCAACATCCAATAATGGCTTATGACCAATTGAATAATAGGATTTAACAAATTCTTTGAAGTCTGTTTCTTTAAAGATAGGATCCCAGAACTTTTTAGTTAGAGTATCTTTTTCTCTGACCTTTGTATCTTCAATTTCTCCAGTCTCTTTATCTACTCTAGCATACCAACCAACATTTGGTTTAGTTACATAGCCACCTGCAAGAGCAACTTCTAATAAACCACTATATGTTTGTATGCCACCTTCCCATGATACTGAAATAGGTACTTTAGATTTTTCTTTGACAAATCGAGATTTCTCTACATTAATAACAAAATGGTATCCTTGAATTTGTGTACCTTTCTTATCTTGTTGTCTTCCAATAATCCAAATGTTATCAGCTGAGTAATAAATACCTGTACCACCTGATACAATGTTCTTAGGAAATAATCCAATCTCTTGATAGGTATGGTTAACAGCAAGTAAAGGGATGTTCTTCATTGTAAGATAAGGAGTGACCATTCGGAACAATCCCTTTAATGCTTTAGCTCTCGACATATCAGCAACTGATTTCTCGTTAAGAGCATCTTCCAACTCTTTCTTAGAAGCAAGGTTACCAATTGAATCAATAACAATAACTACCTTATCGCCTCTTTCGATGTTTTCGAGTTGGCCAACTAAGTCAAACTTTAATTGTTCGACGTCTGTGATTGGTGTATGTAGAACTCTTTCTGTATCGATACCAAATGATTCGAAATATTGTTGGGGTGAACCAAACTCTGAATCATAAAATAACATTACAGCATCTTCATATTGTTTTAAATAAGCTGCACCCATAAGTAAAGCAAAACTTGTTTTAAAGTGTTTACTTGGACCAGCCAATACAGTAAGACCTGAAGTAAGACCACCATCAATATCGCCGGATAAAGCAACATTAACCATTGGTACTTCGGTTGTAATTATATCTTTCTCAGCAAATAAAACTGAGTCCGAAAGAATATTAGTATCTTTGATTCTACTATTCTTTTTAAGTTTATCCATTATAGACATTATCTTCTCCTAAAGCCTTTTGGTAAATTTGAGCTTTCTCTTTCTAATCTAAGAGCTCTTCTATTTCTAGCGACAGCTTCGGCTTTCTTACGCTTACGCTTTTGATTTGGTTTTTCGTAAAATTCTCTTTTACGAACTTCTTGAATAATACCAGCTTTCTCAACGGCTTTTCTAAATTTTCTTAGAGCCACATCAAAAGGCATTGGCCTTGCTGGTCTTTTATCTTTTGGATGCCTTTTACGTGGCATCAAACTAATACTTGGCATATATCACTCCATTTATTTAATTAATAATACTACTATTATACCATAAAATCGGTAAGTTGTAAATTGTTTTTTTCAAATTCATAGCATTTTCTTTTATTATCTTGCACTAAATACTTAGTATCAATTAGATCTAATTCATTATTAAAGTACTTTATAATTTGATTTGTCATATCTTCTGCAGATTTTAATGGAACATTTTGACATATATGATTATATTGCGATGGGTTCAATAGTTCCATATCACGAGGCAAATACATAATTTCCATTGCTTCTCGTAATGTAAGATATCTATCTTCTACAGGATGCGTTAATAATTTAGGCAAATGACCTACAAAAGCTCCAATATAATTCTTTGGAAATGTTGTAGTTCTACGCATAACATTTAATCCCGATTTAATTTTTGTATTCATACGATCAATTAATCCATAACATCTTTGATGATTTCTTTCTTTTAACCAAGGTAATAACTTATCATATGAATCGTTTCGCTCAATATATTCAAAAGCATTTATTGATAATTCTAATTGATCAATAAACTCTGCATGAGTTATACCACCATGTATTTCTTCAAGTATATATTGATATAATGGAAAGTCTGTTGGCTTATCTTCATTTAATAATATATTCATAGGATCATTTGCTTTCCTAGGAACTGATAAAATTAAATCTTCAATCTTTTGATTTGGTCTTTGAATATAATCAAATAAAGGAGCCTTATCACCTTTCCAATAAAAGTAAAATGTTCGATCTCTGATTTGAGAAAAGCCTTGAACAACTGATTTTGTTTTAAATACAGATAAACTATATCCATGCTTTTCTCCAATATCCCTTAGCTTTTTAATAACAGGTATACCAGTCTTTTGTGCTAATCTTGGAGCATTCTCTCCCCAAAAAACTTTAGGTTGAACCTTTCCTAAGACATATTCTGCAGTTTCATACATCCAATTATTTGTAGGATTAGAACCACTAGATCCTGCACTTAATGTTGATAGACCCGCACAAGGACATACTGTATTTACAATATCAACCTTTTTTGCTTTATAGTTTGGCTTTTCATCTAATTTGATATAATCTCCTTTCCACCCTTTCTTATTTAAATAATTTAAATAATGAGCATCATTTTGTTCAAAGTCAGAATACGATAATACCCATTCAGGATGTTGACCATTCATGGCTTTTGCCATTCCTAAACTTTCACCACCTATTAAAGGTACGATTGATCCGTAAGTTAAATTCCTTGTGCTAGATTCCATGTTACAATTTCCTTCATTCTTTTTTGTCTATTACCATCATCATAATGTAATGGTATACAAGTTGCTAATAATAATAATCCACCTTTTAATATTTCAGTTTCTAATAGATTATATTCTTTAAGTTTATTTCTAAAAATATTCTTTACTTCCATATTCTGTGGTACATCGGCAACAATAGAAGAATAACCAAAATATAAATCATGAGCTAGTTTAGCCCAGTCGTATATGTTATCTCCTAAGTTACTTTTGTGATCACCATATTCACCACGAGGATCAATGAATTTAAATTGATCTGTAGCTTGATTATATAATATGTTACCAAAGTGTAGATCTCCATGATGTACATCTATTGGTCTAGTCTTTCTATGAATTTCCTTTGCATATTGTAAAAGCTGAGTTTTTTCTTCTTGTGTAAAATTAGAATTATCTAATCTTTTTTGACTTTTTTCAATCCACATTACTTCAGCAAGATTTGAAAAATCTAATACAACTGAAGGATCATTAACTGATTCATTAAAATACTCAAGCTTTATTTTAAATACTCTATCTATTATATATTCCCATGCTGAAGCTGGTAAATTTTCATATAGCATTAAATCAGATAAAAGAATACCAGATTCATATGACATTATTAAGTCGGTTTCGTGTGGTAAAATCCTGGGCGTAAACATGGATTGCTCCGGACTAAGATTTCTATACCAACATTTTTCATTGTGTAATGTTTTGATAGAATGTAAATCATGATAGTCCGGAGTCTTACAAATAGTTCCTAGACTTGGATTAAATTCCAATCTATTAAATGCACGAGCTTTTAGATTTAATAACTCTGCACATGTTCGATAATATGTTGGTAAATCTCCAATATCATACCACTTATCTGTAATAACTCGATCAAAAGATCCATAATAAGTTAGTGCTGCAGATATATCATAATCTTCTACAGCATTAAAAGATTCCTTAGCTAACATTCCATTTGCAAAAGAATAGAGTCCAACCAAGGCTACAGCATTATTAATTGGTGTTGTTGGTTTATTATAGTATTCATTACCATCCCACATGCACCATGCTGATTGATCATCTACTGTTTTTGTTAAAAGAAAGTCAGTACCTAAAGGCATATCTTTTTCTAATATAATTGCATCACCTAGCCATACCACTAAAGGTAATTCAGGATTTAATAGACTATTGACACCATGCATAATTGCATCTCTTGGTCCATTTAATTCTGGTTGCTTAATGCATTTAATATTTGGATGTTTAATTGAACAATAATCTCGTATGTCACTAAATTGACCATCTACAACAATAATCTCTTGTGCACTGCCATTCACTGCTTCAATTATATAATCCAAACACGGTTTACCATTTACTCTTACCATTACTTTAGAAGTATTTGAAGATAATGGTCTTAATCTTGTTGCAGCTCCAGCTGCTGGAATAACTAAGTTAAATTTATCCATTCTTTAAAATCCTCAATGTTCATTGCTTTATCATCAACATAATAGTCAGTACAATATGGTTTTCCCCAGACTAAATTATCATAAGGAACATTATGTAGAGCTAACCAATCTTCGGTAAGCTTACCAACTTCTGCTATTATTTTATCTATGTCACCATTATGAGTCAACATTCTTCTTGCAGTTAATATAGTTATATGATATCCTTTTTCCTTTAGAATATGCATACGATCAATTACTTCTATATTAGGTAAGGCTTCTGCATATTTTTTATTTACATCAGAGAATTGATGATTTGTAAAACATATTGTATCGTCTAGGTCAAATACTATTGATCTCATTCATTATCCTATTATTCAAAAAAGTACCATTATAATATTCATCTTTTAATAATTGATCTAATTGATTTCTTAAATCATTATATGCTGATTCATTTGCTTCTAAATATTCTATCTTATTAAATAAATCTGCTGAATCTTTAATTCTTAAAATCTCTGGACACTTAAGATTGTTTTGTTCATCATATGTTGGATGCAAAAATGGTATAATACCATAATGAGCCATTTCCCAGAACTTAGCTGTGCACCAACCTTTTTTAATTGGAATACAAAAAGTATATTTTACATTAGGTAACATTGATTGTAATTCATTAAACTTTTTTGGTCCTTTAAATCTTTTATCATTATTTAATATATCTTCATTCCATTTACCATAGATGTCTACATCTTGTACATGATCTAAAATATATTTCTTTAAGTCAGGATATCGTGATGGCATTCCTTGATTACATACTATCATAAACTTAATGTTTTTATCATTTGTTTGTTCTGGAATATCATCAAAGAAATTATCTAAAGAAGAGGGTGCTTCATCAATTGCTTTACCTCGTTCTTTACCAATCAAAAAGATAGTCTCCATATTTGCATATTCACCAATGATTTCTTTTTCATTTAAAGTATGATCAGTATATGAAGTATGATTCTTATGTAATATTGTTTCGTTATATTGAGATAATACCTTTTGTGGTCGATTAAACAAATCCTTCATATTGCCTGGAAATAATCTTGGATCATTTAAAATCATAATCCATTTTGTATTAGTTATATTTAAATAATGAATTACTGGACCTGCATATTTAGCATGCATATCTAACGGTGAAGCTTTGACTGTGGGTTCTTTAATTTTATACACATGACCACGAACATTTAATGAAGAAGCATTGCCCATTAGAAATACACAAGTATCTACATGATAGTTTGGTATAATCACCTCTTCCATATATCTTTGGCGATCATCGGATTTATTATCTCCTGATTGATATGTTTTACTTTTCCAATCTGAAAAATCTTTCCATGGATTAATAATATTTCCATACTTATTAATTCTTTTTTGTTCTCCAATAGATATTCGATCATAATCAGTAACACCAATAAAAACAAATTCATGTTGTGGATTCTGATGTATTAAATTTTCAAATAGAATTGGAGCCTCATTATCTCCACCTATTGCACCCCAGTTATTACTATTAAATAAAACTGACTTTCCTAATTTACCTATTCCAATTCTCATAATACTGTATTTACTATACCACTTCCTAAAATAACTGCCGCAGTTGCATTCAAAATTATTAGTGCTCTATCTTTCCAAATCAATGCAACTACTAACCAGCCAAGACATCCTGTGAGAGATAGAACTTGATCATATATAGTTAGTTCTGGATTTGATCTTACCATCATAGCACATAAAAGAATAATACTACTAATCCATTTTACATACCAATCAATGGTTTGTTTTGGTGTAGCTGATTTATATATGCGTTTAGAATTTTCTAATTCTTTTTGGCTAAACTTCACTGAAGTCATAATGTATTCCTGCTTCTTCAAATAATTCTGTTGTTAATTTATTACTTTTTATCCATTGTTTTGGAGTTCCTTTTGAGAATGCGACTACTCTTTCAACTCCAACTTGTATTAATCCTTTTGCGCATTCACTACAAACTGGTAATCCATGCACATATATTGTAGAATTTAATAAAGATACTCCATTTTCAGTAGCATTATAAATGCAATTCATTTCTGCATGTACTACATACTTATATTTAATTTCTCTTACGTTATATCGATCTTCATCATCAGATATTCCACGTGGAAATCCATTATATCCTGTAGCAAGTATTTGTCTATTTTGGCCAATTGCTACAGCACCTAATTGACGACTTGGATCTTTTGACCATGTAGCAATATGTCTTGCTAATGCAAGAAAACGATAATCCCAATTATCTAACAAGATCGAAGTGTCGTTCATATACATGTAAGTTTTGTACCTGCCAATAAATGTTACCAGGATTTATATTTAGCTCATCTGACATATCAAAAAGAACATATTCTTGCCAGGCATAATCATTCTTATATCCAAAGACAACATCATTAGATCTCATTTGAACTACACAATGTAATCGGCTGTCACGAATATAATAAGTAACAGCATTAGTGCAGATGAAATCGTTTTTACCATCTTCATTATATTCATTCCAAATTGATGGACGATTATATATCATACATGCTCTTCTACTATCTGGATTTTTTGAAAGTTCTTCAAGAGCATTTGCATATTGATCATGATACTTTTCACTAAAGATTAAAAGACCATAGTTTGAATTGATCTCACCTTTTTCATTTGCACTTAATTGCCAAGCTTTAGGTGGAGCTTTAGTTGGACCATATATGTCATTTATATTTGTAGACATATCATTATACCAATCAAGTTCATGATCAATATATTCAAAGTTAGGCTCACCAAAAATAGATTCTTCATCAGCAAGAAAAGATGCACCAATCATTTCAATAGTTCGAGCTCCAGTCTTATCAATGGTAAACTTTCTTAGTTTGAGCTCATTGATAAAGTGTTCTCTGATATCAGCTACTTTCATCATTAGTATCTATCCTATTATTAAACATATCTCTATCAGTTGGTTGACCTTCCATTTTACCACGAAGTAATGCAACTGCAAAACTACAATAATTAATTAAATCTTTATAGGTATCTTCAAGAGATTCAAAATTTGGATTACCTTCAGACTCTAATAATGATTGTGCTCTAAGAACTTTACCATGTATAATATCATGCACAGTATCAATACCTCTACGATAGTGCATCATTTGTGTTACATTTGATTTTGGATTTTGATAGTCTTGAGACTTTCTAGCTTGAAGCTCGGCGCATTCTTGTAAAACTCTTAAACTTTCTTTCATTCTGTTACCTCATATTGTAAAAATAGTTGAGTATTCTCAACCTGTATATTATCACTCTCATTGTATGAAGAGCTCCAAATAAATCTATCTATTTTACCATTTCTAAAGAATACATCATGCGGAATGATTGATGTTCTAATATATGGTCGTGTATTATATGTAGCATCATTTAAAACAATGTAATCACATTTTTCAAATTTTGAAGCTAAATTATAAGCGCATAAGTATGAATTTGTAATTGATGTTTTTGTCGATATACATGCAGTTTTAACCTCATATGTTTTATCAGTATTTTCATTTATGATATCATAACCTTTTTCGTGTTTGACTTTACCTTTAACTAAATTAGATACATGATTTTCGCCAATTACACTCATCATAAACTTATACGTTTCATCACTAGGATTATCTTTTATAATTTTATAAAATTCTTCTAGTGCCTTATCAAATTTATCTGCATTCATAATATATTATTATACCACAAGATGGACATAATGTAAATAGTTTTTTTGATTATTTTTCGTATTTAATTCCTTGATCATTTAGTGCAGCTCTATTCCACATGTGTCCTTGTTGTACATCATCTTTTGATTGACCAAAGTATGGAACTGCATGATAGTTATTAATTAACTCTTCATTTACTACCTTTTCATATTCGACTTCATAAACTGGATGTCCTTCGTTTTCTTTTACTTTTACAACAAGCTCTCCAAGAATACGACCAAACTTTCCTTTACCGTGAGATATTAACCATACCTCTTTATCTTTCATATAGTCTTTTAAGAACTTTTTACTTTGTTTACCATAGAACTTTTCTTCTAAATCTCTGGTTCTACTTTCTGGTGTGTCAACACCCATAAGTCTAACTCTTTCTTTTCTGAGCCAAACGCCAAAGCCAAGATCGATATCTACATCAACTGTATCTCCATCTACGACTCTTGTTACTTCTACTCTATACTTGTACATATACCTTTCTCCTCTAAGTACTCAATACTTATCCAACCAAATACCCAACTAATCATTTGTAAAAAAGATGGTTATCGATTATTGTTACTAATTCTAATTGATTTGACCAATATGGTTTTACGAAATCAGCATGATACCATAATGCTCCTTCAGTAATATCAGGATATTGTCCAGATAAAACCATGTCTGCTACTCTAATGGAGTTTAACCAAGTAATTGAATCAACAGGTTCATCTGATTTACCATCACAAAACCAACTAAATTGACATTGATTTCGTATTGGAATCATATTGCCTTTCCAGTTTTCTTTCATTTTGGCTTGATAAACAACACCACAAATAGTTTCCGGAAATTGCAAATCCTCTACTCTATTTATTACAACATGACTCACAGCAATTTGACCAGCAAAAGATTGATTAGCTGATTCAAAATAAATGTTTTGTGCTAAACAATATCTTCCTTCATCGTATTCTGAAGCCTTTAATGTTGATGGTAATAATAGTAATCCCATCAATAAAGCACCAAATGCCATTCCTCCTAGAAAAGATTTAAACATATTTAAACCTGTATACCTTACTTCTTTATCTATTGCTTTTCCAAATTTACTCATAAGTTATTCTTAAAAACGAAATCAATCGCTCTTTCTGCCTCCTTTTCAAAATCACGTTTAGAATACCAATTACCTGTATCATTATCCAAATCACGACAAAGATATTCAATCTCTTTTGATGTAATAGGATAACCTTTTGACATTGCATTACCTGCAGTAGTTAGCATGATCTCATACATTTTTGCATACCAACCTGTACCTGTAATTCCTTTATAGTCTTCTATTTGTCTTTGATTAACGAAAGGACAATCACGATAGGATGTCCATGTAAAATTCTTATTGTTTAATTGATTACGTTTTCTTTCCAATAGTGCTTCTTGTATTGCTGGTGGAAAACGATCGAACATTGTTTGATTAGGTTTGACGTATGGATGTTTTGCCATAAGTGACATTGGATTCATTACTTCACCATCATGAGAAAAGATAAAGTTAAAACTATTCTCATACTTTGCTGGTATATAATACATACGACTTAGATCTTTTGTTTGAGCATCAGCAATATCACCAATCTCTTTATTCAGTGCAAACCAAAAATGTTTAATATCGTCTTTACCAACACTTTGTGTTAAAGGAAATACTAAACGAAACTTGGGATTCTCAACTGTTGATGAAGCAGTTGAATAGCAAACATATCGATATTGAGAGTATTTCTCTTCGATGTCTTCCATTCTACCTTCATAATCATCGATATCAAGAATCCCAAAGCCGCCCCAAGCAAGGACGTTATCATTAGCCCGCGTTGTATCGGGGATGTATACCGCTGGACTAATTAGAGGAGCATCCTTTTTAGTAGGATACTTTGTTGATTCAGATAGCTTATACAATATTTGTTCAAACTCATCAAAGGACTCATAGTCCATTCGTTTGTCTGTTTTGTTATCGTATATACTATCGAAGATCGTTAAGCTTACCATGATTTCCTTCGTGCGAAGGAGCCTCCCAATTGTCTGGTTTAATTAAGTCTGGAACACCTAAAGGGTTTGGTCTTGTTGGTTTAACACCAACTTCTTTTGCCATATTTGCTCTAAGAACTTCGTCCCATGCTTTATATGGATCGACACCGAATGCATCGAGTGTACCAATAGCAACAACACAAAGATCGATAAGACCATCAACAATTTCTTCTGAGTCCATACTAATTAAAGCTGTTTCAGTTTCATCGAGTTCTTCTCGTATAAAGTCTATACGAAACTCAAGGAATCTTTTAAGCTTTTCTTTATCAGCATTCTCAACCCATTCGCGAGTCTTATACTTTGTTTGCATGTCATGAATGTCTTTTACCCAGTCTTGACTCATGTTACTATCTTTTTATTTGGTGTGACAATACCTGAACTCATACTTCTAACTTGATCCTGTAGATCATCAGCTGGTTCAATCATAAACATTACAAACTTTTTATCGATTGTAACTCCATTTTTGGCTTTTGTATAAGCCATGAATGGCATCATTCCTATTCTACCTTCTCCGGCTGGAATAAGAGTATAGCCATCTTTGATTGTAATAAAGCTTTCAGTCTCAGTGACTTCACCTATTACTTCCTCACCTGAGGATAAACGTACTAATAGCATTTTTTTTCTCCATAAGTATATCTATTATACCACATTATTATAGTTTTGTAAACAATTATTTTCATTTTTTTATCCAAAGAAATCCTCTAATGAAGCAACTTCTTCTGATGTCCAACCAACGGCTTCCAGGATTGGATCAATTGGATCAAGGAAAGTCTTTTGGAATTGTAGTTCATGATCAATATAGTTATTCAAACCAAACTCTTCTGGAAGATAATCTGGAAATGATATTACATTTTCATGGATCATGTTTGGTGTTCTAAGATATAAAAACTTAATCTTATCACCATTATTAATCATTGTATATTTCTTTTGTAGCGCCATATCAGCAACTAATTTATTATACATAAGAGAACCTCTTGCATGAATTGGCGTTCCCTTTTTATATATCGTATCTCTTGCTTGGTACTCTCGAACTTTACTTACACCACGAGGAAAGGCTATTTCATTAGGTGGTAGTGTTTTAAAATAATTTTTAAATTGTTGAATTTCTTTTTGAACTGAAGCTTCATCTTTTTCCATAATGACTTTAAAGATTTTCTTTAGAGCATCACGACATGGCGCAGGAGTTGAAGATTTAATTGCTTCAATGCCCATGATCTTCAGCTTTGGCTCAGCGTATCTTACGCCTTCATTATCATGCACATTTAGAATATATCTTTTCTTTGCTGTCCAAAGACCACGATCTGCAATTGCTTCACGTTTCATAACCATACGATTATCTACACCACCGAGCATATTGAATAAGTCAGCATATGCTTTCTCGAGCTCTGGTTCAAGAGCATCTTGACATATCTTATCAAGAAAGTCAATTGTATTATTGGGTTGGAATTTTTTTACAAGATCGTCTAGGCCCACATACAAAGAGTCGGTGTCGATTGCGACGATATAGTCTTTCCATGTTGTGTTTTTGAGCACACGATTAAGATAGGAGTTGAGCGCATATTCGGCCCATCGAATTGTAAGCTGTCCTGTAAGGGTAATGGCTTCTGCGATTCTTTGGTCGAAAAAGCGAAAATAACGATTACCCATAGCACCATACAAAGAGTTAAGAAGAATCTTAATTGCCATTTGTTGGTTTTCAGCGATTGCAATATCTCGTTCAATGTTGTATAATTCTTGTTTATCATTTTTATCTACCTTTTGTAATTTCTTTTGAGCATTAATCATATCCTTTTTGATTTCAACTCTTTCTTTATACATTTCATCAACAATGAATGGAACAATACCAGTCTTGTCAATATTAAAATATTGTCCATTAGCTGCAAGAGCTTTACCCTTATTATCCGGTCTTGAAGATTTAGTAAGTACATTTTCAATATCAAACTGAGTAATCTCTCCATTGGCAATTGTCTCAGGCGACATATTATATTGCATAATGATTGAAGGATATAGAGAATT